TCATCCGGAGACGGCGCGCGGACGGAACAGCTTCTCGTCGATGACCCGGCGGGCCCGCTCGTGGCTGTCCGGCAGCAGGTGCGCGTACAGCCGGAGCGTGAAGCCGGCATCGTGGTGGCCGAGGTACTCGGCCAGTTCCTTGATGGACACGCCGCCGGCGAGCATCACCGACGCGTAGTGGTGCCGGAGTTGGTGTGTGCCCTCCTTCCTGGTGGTCCGGTAGCGCTTCCGCTTCCGTTCATCCTTCACCGGCGGTGGGATCACGCCGGCCGCCGCGATCGCCGGCTTCCACGCGGTCTCCGAGTAGGCCCGCGGCTTCACGTGCCCGCCGTCGGTCCAGCGGACCAGGATGTTGTGGGTCCGCAGCGGGCCGTCCGGCTTCTCCCACGCCAAGGTGTACGGCGCGGGTGCGAACTTCGCGATGTGGGTCCGGATGCACTGCGCCGTCCACGCCGGCAGCGGCACATCCCGTTCCCGGTCGTTCTTCGGCAGGGCGAACACGTAGTCCTTGCCCAGCTTCTTGATCTGCCGGCGGACGTGCAGGACCTGCTCGGCGAAGTCGATGTCCTCCAGCGCCAGCCCGAACTGCTCGGCCTCCCGCAGGCCGCACGTCGACCCGATGATCGGCAGCAGCCGCAGCGAATCGCGGTGCGCGTCGGTGATCTTGTCGACGACCTCACTGCTCCACGCCTGGATCTTCTCGCCGTCGTCGGCCGTGACCGCCGTGACGACGTTCGACCGGGCCGGGTTCTTCTTGATGAGGTCGTCCGCCACGGCCAGGTCGAGAACGCCCAGCAGTACAAGCCGACTCGTGGCGACCGTCGACGTACCGAACTTCTCGCCGAGCTTCGCCTGCCAGGTCTGCACCTCGCTGGGCTTGATCGCCTTGACCGGCCGGTGGCCAAACGCCGGCTTGACGTGCAACCGGTACTTCGATTCGTACTGGATGGCCGTGCTCGGGTCCACCACGCGAGAGGCCAGCCACCGGGCGGCGACCCCGTCGAACCGCTCGGTGCCGGCCTTCGGGTCGAAGTACTCGCCCCGGTCGCGGTCGGCCTCCATCTTCTTCCAGTACTTGTCCGCCGGAGTCTTCGTGGCGAATGCCTTCGTATGCACGGCACCGTCCGGGCCGAACCAGCACGCCAGGTAGCGCTTGCCCTTGCCCCACCGGGCGTTGGCGGTGCGCTGTTCCTTACCGTCCTGGTAGACGATCTTGTCGTCAGGGCTGCGGAGTGGCTTGGTCCAGAGGTCCTTGGTGTAACCCACTCGTCACGTCCCCCCTGCGTTTTCTTCTAGCTCTGCGCTAATAACCGCCTCCCGAATCTGGCTCCGTCGGAGCGCGTCTTCGAGTTCTTGCTTCCTCGCCTCTAGATCTTCTAACCGTAGTCTAAGGTCGTCGATTTCATATCCCTCGAATTCCGTCCTATGACGTATCTCATCAACTCTTAATTGAACATTAATGAGGATTGATGTCCACTTCTGGCTCTCTAGTCGAGTCGCTTCGAGCTGCTTGATAAGGTCACGATGCCGCTCTTGGCGTGCCTTTCTGGCCTCAAGTCGCGCTATTTCTCGTTGTGCTTCCACAGCGCTACGAGCAGCATCGTCGGCACGTGCCTGTGCCATCCGATACAGCTCCCGCGCATTGCCAAGTAGTTCGTCTATGTTCCGTTCCGGACGCAGCATGTCATGTATATTCGACCCCAGTGCATTAGCGATTGCCGCCGCGTCCCCTAGTCGAATCCTCCGAGGCTCTTTGCCTTCTCCCATGCCCTTCTTCTCCATGCGGAGAATTGCGAGATCATCGATCTTGACGCCTGCCTCGGACAGCTTCTGCGCGAGGGCTGCCTGCGACAGGCCGAGTTCGGTCCTGAGTTCGCGCATGCGCCTGGCGAACATCTGCTCGGTCTCGTCGACCGGTGACGTTGGCTGGCGTTGGTTCATAAGATGAAGTTGTACCTGCTTGACTTGAAGGAGTCAACAGGTAAGGTTGGCGATCAACGGTACTGCAACTTCATCAGCATCCCCTGACAGAACGGAAGCCTACATGGCTGACCAGGAGAACGCGGGCTATCTGACCACCCGCGAAGTCGCCGCGAGGTACCGAACACCGGAGTCCACCGTGCGGTACTGGCGCATGATCGACTACGGCCCTCGTGGCGTGAAGGTCGGCAGACGGGTGCTCTACCCGATCGGCGAAATCGAACGCTTCGACAAGGAGTTGGCCGAGCAGGCGCAGGTGGCGGGATGACCACCCTGCCAGCCATTCAAGAGAAGACGGACCACCCGACCAGGAGCTTGGCGGCACAGGTCGAGCGGTCCGCGATGAACACAGACCAAGGAGGTCCCGTGTCCGACGACATGGTAACGCCGCCGGGCGAACCCGGCACCCTGTTCGGCCTCGAACCCGTCGCCGACACTTCGGCGATCACCGGGCCGAGTGAGGGCCTGGTGCGCGCCGACGCGTCCGACACGTCGCGCGCTGCCGCCCGGCTGGTCCAGATCCGCACCGGCACCCAGCGCGCCAAGGTGCTGATCTTCCTCGTCAAGTTCGGTCCGGCGACCGACGTGGAACTCGCCGAGGCCCTCAACCTGTCCCCGAACAGCGAGCGGCCGCGTCGCATCGAGCTGACCAGCGGCGGCTTCGTCACCGACACCGGCGAGACCCGCGAACACCACGGCGCCGCCCACACCCTGTGGGCCGCCACCGACGCTGGCCGCCGGGCGGCTGGAGACCTGGAGGCAGGCGCGTGAACGTCCGCAAGCAGATCCGCGACAAGTACGCCGCCAGCTACCCGCTGCTCGCCGCGTACGACGCTGTCGTCGCCGAACACAGCGAGCCCCAGGTGAGCATCAACGAGCCGTGGACGGGCGGTATCGAAGAACGCGCCGCCATGGAGATCGCGCTGACCCGTATCGGCCGGCCAGCCCGCGACACGCAGGACATCGACCACGCTCTGGCGTATGTGGCGTCCCTCAACGCCGACTACAGGGCGGAACTCGACCTCGAACCCACCATCCGCGAGTTGGTCATCGACGAGTTCTTCCCGTACGGGGGCTGCGTGCCGACAGCCGAGTCGTGGCTGAGCGACGACTACGACGACGAGGATCGCGACGGCATCCTCGACGACCTCGTCGCCACTATCCACAGCTCGCTCCCGACCGAGACGCTGAACCACCTGCTGCGCGAGCTGCTGGAGTACGCGATGGCGCCGATCCTCGCGCACATCACGGCCGAGGACGAGGAGCGGCGGGCGACCCGGCGGCGTCCAGTGAAGATGGACGAGGCGGGCATCTTCGCGGTCCGCGAAGCGAACCCGATCGCCGACGTGATCGGCGAGCGCGTCACGCTTCGCCCGGCCGACGACGGGACGCTGGTAGGCGCGTGCCCGTTCCACGGGGATCCAGCGGATTCCTTCACCGTGCACACCGGACTCGGCGCGTTCAGGTGCGTCCACTGCGGCACCGGCGGCGACGTTGTCGCGTTCGTCATGCTCACCGAGGGCCTCGGGTTCGCCGAGGCGGTCCAACGGCTCGCGACGCGCGGCGGCGTCCAGCTCTCCGGTGAGGACCGGCACGGTGAGTGAGATCCGCACCCTCGTCAGCCGCACGTACAACGGTGTGCGCGTGGAGATCGACGAGGACCGTTCGCAGGCCCGGATCGACATCGGTGGCCTGCCCAGTTGGGACCTCGTCGGCCTCGTCGACCGCAGGATCGCGCCGGCTGTCGCCGGCTGTGCGGTCGTCGAGGTCGTCGGCGAGGACGCGCGGTCACTTGCCTACCTGGCGTCGGAGTTGGAGAAGCGGTTGCCGCATGTTGAGCAGTGGCTGTATCCGTCGGAGGACACCTGGCGGGGTGTCGGTTGACCGAAGCGTCCGACGGGGCGTGGGAACGGTTGGACATGCTGCACGCGAACCTGATGGCCGCTTACGCGGTCGCCGAGGAGTCGCTGGCCCGGTGCCAGTCCACAGGCCAACAGGCCGATGTGGACCGGCACCGGGCCGATCTCCGGCACGCGTGGCGCGTGTCCAACTCCTACCACCTCGAAGCCGATCTTGTGATGTTGGCCGCGTGGTCACGGGAGGAGGTGCCGCGGTGAGCAACAGGCTGCTCAACCTCGCGTGGCGGGTGACCCTGCCGGCACCGGCGAAGATCCTGCTGGTCGCGCTCGCTGACCGGGCCGACGACTCCGGGAAGTCGTGGCCCTCGCGTGAGGTGTTGGCGCGGCAGACCGGCCTGAGCGAGGTTTCGCTGTGGCGGCGGCTCCGGGAGTTGGTCGACGCCGGACTGGTCAGCCAGCAGCGGCGCCGGCAGGCGAGCGCGGTGTACGTCGTGCACGAGGACGCGCTCACCGTGGCGGCTACTGACAGTGATCGTGTCGGGATCGACGAGGCTCCCGTGGGCGGTGAGACATTTCAGCCGGAAACCTTTCACGATGAAACCTCTCAGCCCAAGACCCTTCAGGCTGAAGGGTTTCAGGATGAAAGGTCAGGAGCCAAGACATTTCAGCCTGAAACTCAAGACATTTCACAGCGAAATCTCCCTAAAGGGAACCCTCAAAGAACCCCCAACAAGAAGTCCACGACCGACGAACCCCGGCAGGACGTGGACCGCCTCTGCGCCGCTCTCGTCGAGCACCGCGTCCGCCTCGGCTGCAAGCGGCCCACCGTGACCGCTACGTGGCGTCAACAAGCCCGGCTGCTGCTCGACGCAGACAAGCGCCCGTTGGACGAAGTGCTCGCCGTCCTGGACTGGTCGCAGCGTCACGAACCCCGCAACGGGTTCTCCTGGGCGGCGAACGTCCAGTCCATGCCGAAGTTCCGCGAGAAGTACGACCAGCTCCGGCTGCAACGCGAAGCCGACCCGAAGGCCGCGGCCGCGACACCCGGTCGCGACCACGAGCAGTGGCTGCGGGAGCAGTGGCAGGAAGGCCGCGTGACGGAGATCCAGAAGGTCTACAACATCGGCTACCAGCGACCCGACCCTGGCGCCGGGGACTACTGGGCCGACGTGCTCAAGCCCTACAACCGCCGCTGGATCGAACAGCACCGCGACGCGATCCTGGCCAGACTCACCTCGGAGGCAGTGTCGTGACCGACGACCCGACCCTCGACCGTCCCGACGAGGAGCGCTACCTCGCCGCCCTGCTGCTGTCGGTCACGCTGCGGACGTTGCGCGACGAGGCGCTGGCCCGCGTCGACCCTGCCGACTTCGGCTCGGGCAACTACGGCGGCCTGTGGGCGGCCGCACGGCGGTTGCAGGCCAACGACCAGCCGATCAACCGCCGCACTCTGATCGCGGAGTCCCAGCGGGAGGCGGGCGGCAGCATCGCCGCGCAGATCCTCGACGGCCTCGTCGAGTACGTACCGCACCCGAGGGACTTCCCCCGCGTCGTACGGGAGGTCATCACCACGGGCAAGCTCCGACGCCTTGTCGAAAGCCTCGTCCGTGGCATCCAGCGCGCCCGTGGCGCCGAGGACTTCGGCTCCGCGTGGAGCGCCGCGATGGAGGAGTTGGAGCGCGTCGCCGACCAGGACCAGACCGACGACCTCGTGCCGATCGGCGACATCATCGATCGGCTGGAGGACCGGTTCAAGCATGGCCTGGGCGACCGGGCGATCCCGTCACCGTGGCCGGACTTCAACGAGCGGGCCGCCGGCGGGTTTCACCGCGGCCGGCTGTACGTGATCGGCGGCCGGCCCGGTGACGGCAAGTCCATCGCTGGCCACCAGGCCGCCGCGCACGCCGCCGAGTGCGGCCAGTGGGCCGTGATCTTCAGCATGGAGATGGGCGGTGATGAAGTCGGCGGCCGGATGGTGGCCAACGGCTCACGGGAACTGGACGAACGCGGCCGGCTCGGCGCCGGCATAGACATGGGGGAGATCACAGAGATGCGGCTGGAACCCGATTCCTGGCGCCGCTACTACGAGTTCGCCTCGCGTGCCCGCGACTGGCCACTGCGGGTTGTCGACCGCGCCGGGCAGACCGTGGACTCCATCAAGTCGACCTGTCGCCTGATGAAGCGCCGTCACGGCCTGGATGTCGTCTGCGTCGACTACCTGCAACTGCTCTCGATCAAGGGCATCCAGTCCAGGGAACAGCAGGTGTCCGAGATAGCCCGCGAGTTCAAGAACCTGGCCCGCGAGCTGGACTGTGCGGTGCTGCTGCCCAGCCAGCTCAACCGGGACACCGCCAAGCGCGGCAAGCCGTCCCTGGCCGACCTGCGCGAGTCAGGCGGCATCGAGGCGCACGCCGACCTCGTGGTGCTGCTGGCCCGGCAGGTGTTCCCGGAAGGACACCCCGAGGCGGGCCAGCACAACGGCACGATCGCGCTGGACATCGCCAAGAACCGGTTCGGCCCGACTGGTGCCATCGAACTGCCCTGGCGCGGCTGCTACGCGTCCATCGGATGACAAAGGGAGACACGGCTATGCCCACCCAAGCTCAGGTCCTCGCGTCGATGGTGCCGTGCACAATGCCCACTCGGGACGGCCAGCCCTGCGGCAAGCCCGGCGTCACCGGCCTACCCAGCGGCGTGTGCCAGCAGCACGCCATCGCCATCTACCGCGCCGTCCTCGCACTGGCCGGCCGGTGAGCAAGGCCTGGCAGGGCGGCAGCACCCGGTCATGGCGCCGGGTGCGCGCCGCCGTGCTCCAACGCGACGGCCACCGCTGCCAGCTCAAGCTGGACGGGTGCGAGGTGCGCGCCGACCAGGTCCACCACACCCGCAACCGGCAGCTCGTCGGGGACAACCCGGAGTTCCTGGTCGCGGCCTGCGGGCCGTGCAACCGCGCCGCTGGCGAACCCGGCCGCCACGACCCCGCACCAGCACCGCGCCAGTGGTGGCAGCAGACATGACCCGACAAGCCACTGACCTGCGGAAACGTCACACCACAGTGGACATGCGTTCTGACCTGCGGTTTTTCAAGGACCAAGATCGACCGAACACCCGCGTCCTTCTGGGTCTCCCTCCCCGGGGTGGTCGGCGGCTGGCGGTGTGACGCTCCGGCTCGTCCGAGCGACATTCAGGTGTTGGTTGGCGTGCTCGCCTGTCGGCGTGTCGAGGCCCGGAAATCCTTGACGATCACTCGTGTCACCTTATTCTTGACAGTCGTCAAGGGAAAGGGCATCATGGCTACAGACTTCGACAAGCTCGTCAAATGGGCGGAGTCACAGAAGTGGAACGTGGAACGCGACGCCAGCAACCACTACCAGTTCTACAACCCGAACGGCGACCACGTCACCGACTACCCCAGCACGCCGTCCAGTCAGCGAAGATGGCAGAACCTGATCGCCGCACTGAAGAGGGCGGGGTTGCCATGGCCGCCACCCAGCAAGAAGGAACAGCGAGCCCAGCGCAGAAGGGGGCAGTGACATGAACTGTTGGATCGTCACCGTGACCTACCCTGGCAAGCTCGACCCCAAGGTGACCAGCTACCTCGCGGATGCTCTCCTTGACCGCGACGGGCTCGCCGCGAACCTGCCTGACTTCCGGTTCAGCGTGGCCGCGACCAGCCACCTCGCTGGCGAGAAGGCGGCCGAGGATGTTGTCGGGGTCGTCCATGACGCGCTGTTCAGTTGCGGGTTTTGCGATGCCGAGCCGATCTCCATCGAGGCGGTCGAGTGTGGCGAGTACGACCGGAGGGCTGAGGAGCCGACCTACCCCGAGTTGATGTCTGCCGGTGAGGTCGCCGAGGAACTCAAGATCAGTCGTCAGCGGGTTCATCAGTTGGCCGCCGAGAACTCCGGGTTCCCGGCACCTCTGTACGAGTTGGCGATCGGCAAGCTTTGGTCCGCACATGCGATCCGTGGCTTCGATCGAACTTGGACCCGGAAGCCTGGCCGACGCTCGTTGCGCGCCGTCTGATCGAGTCATCTCCCGGTGCCCCGACGTTTCGGCGTCGGGGCACAGCCATGTCTGCTGGTTCCTGCAATCGGGTAGGCGCGCGGCGCGCATGCTTGACATATTGCTCAGCTATCGGGAATTCAGTCGTACACTTTGCTCATCCGGCGTGAGTGGAGGTGAACGTGGCCGAACCTCGAGGTTTGCAGTCTGCTGATCGGCTGCTCGCGCCGGCCGTCACGGCGTCGCTGGCGGCCCTGGACCTGGCCGACGAGGACCAGGCGGCGGCGAAGCTGGCCGAGTCGTACGCGCGGGCACTGGACTCGGCGGCCGGCATGGAGTCGCAGGCCCGGAAGGTGCTGCGGGACGCTGCGGGTACCGACGAGGACCTGATGGCGCGGGTCGAGGCGCTGGCCACTGCGTTGAGTGCCCGGAAGTGCCTGGCCGAGATCGGCCCGAAATTGACCGCGGTGCTCGTCGAACTGGGCGCCACGCCGAGGGCGCGTGCCGGGCTGTCGAAGGGCCCGGCGGTGTCGGTTCCGGGCGCGAGTGCGCTGGACCGTCTGCGGGCGGCGTCCGGTGCCTGACGGGCGGCTGGTTGGCCGCACCGAGCCTCGGCTGTTCACGCCGCCGTTGCGGCCGTTGACTCGGCAGACCAGTTGGGGTTTCGAGGTGGCCGACTTCGCCGATGAGGTGCTGGGCGAGCCACTGTTGCCGTGGCAGCGCTACGCGGCCATCCACGCGTTGGAGCTGTTGCCGGACGGTCTGCCCCGGTTCCGCACGGTGTTGTGCCTGGTAGGCCGGCAAAACGGTAAAACACGCCTGAGTCGGACGCTGGCGTTGTGGCGGTTGTACGTGCGCCGGGCGCGGCTGGTGCTGGGCACCGCGCAGGACCTGGGCATCGCGCGGGAGGTGCTGGACGCGGCCGACGAGGCGATCGACGCGACACCCGCGTTGGCCGCCGAGAAGCTGTTGCGGCGGCGCACCAACGGCGACGAGTACGTGAAGCTGATCGGCGGTGGCCGGTACCTGATCCGCGCGTCGACCCGCAAGGCGGGCCGTGGCCTGTCCGTGGATCACCTGACCATGGACGAGCTGCGCGAACAGCGCGATTTCAAGGCGTGGTCTGCGCTGTCCAAGACGCTGAACGCGCGGGCCGACGGCCAGCTCTGGGCGCTGTCCAACGCGGGCGACCGTGAGAGCGTGGTGCTCAACCAGCTTCGCGCCGCGGCTGGCGTGTTGACCGACGAGAACGGCGTCTCCTACCTCGGCGAGGCGCGGGACGCGTCGATCTGCCTGCTGGAGTGGTCAGCTCCCGAGGGTTGCGCGCTCGACGACGTGGACGGCTGGTGCCAGGCGAACCCGGCACTGGGTTACACGGTGTCGGAGGCGGCGATCCGCTCGGGCCTGGGCACCGACACCCCGGACGTGTTCCGCGTCGAGGTCCTGTGTCACCAGGTCGAACTGCTCGACGGCGCGATCGACCTGGCCGGGTGGAAGGCCGGTGCGGACGCGGTCGGGTCGCTGGCTGACCAGCGTGACCGGATCGTGGCGTGCCTGGACATCGCCCCGGACGGCGCGCACGTGTCGCTGGTCGGTGCGGCGGACCTGCCGGATGGTCGTGTCCGGGTGGAGGAGTTCGGCGGTTGGGCGTCGTGGGCCGAAGCGCGTTCGGCGTTGGCCGACATGCTGCCGAAACTGTCTCCGGTGCGGTTGGTGTGGCTGCCGACCGGTCCGGCGGCCGCGGCGGGCAACGACATCAGGGCGTTGGCGAAGAAGGTTCGCCGGATGGAACTGGTGGAGTTGACCGGCGTCGAGGTGCCGGCCGCGTGCCAGGAGTTCGCGTCACTGGTGGCCGCGCGTTCGGTTGTCCACGGTGGCCAGCCGTTGCTCGACGCCCACATCGCGGGCTGCAAGAAGTACTGGACCGGTGACGGCTGGCGGTATGTCCGCCGGGGCGCGGGCCACGTGGACGCGGCCTATGCCGCGGCTGGTGCGGTTCATGTGCTGCGCGGCCTGCCGCCGGTGGCACCCAAGCGAAGGTTGGTCGTGTGATGTGGCCGAAGGTGTTGGCGTGGCTGGCCTCGGTGTTGCCGGGCGTGGCGAAGTGGGCCGCGGCGAGTAGGGCGCACGCCGCCGAGGCGTTGCAGGTGGCCGGCGTGGGCACTGTCGTGGCCGGGGTGTACGTGCTGTGGCATCTGGGCGTGGCGCTGCTGGTCGGCGGTGTCCTGGCGGTCGGCCTCGGCGTGTTGTTCGAGCGGGAGGCGGGCTGATGGGGTTGAAGCGGGCGTTCGTCCGGTCGATCGGTCACGTGCCCGACGCGCCGCCCACGACCGGGCCGCGGCTGTCGTTCTGGGCGAACCTGCGGGACTCGGTGGGTGTCGCCCCGCAGGGTGTGTCCGGCAACAGTGGACTGTGGCTCTGGCATGACGTGATGAGCATTCCTGCGTTCTGGCGCGGGTCGAACCTCTTGTCTGACCTGATGGCGCAAGTCGACTGGGACGCGTTCACCGTGCACGGCCGCGACCAGGAGGAACTGGTCACGCCCCGCCCGTCGCTGTTGGAGCAGCCGTCACCCCCGGACGCCCGGTATGTCACGCTGAAGTCCGGATTCCTGGACTTCTTGATCAACGGGAACGCGCTGTTCGTGATCGCGACGCGGGACACCGCTGGCCGGCCCACGTCGGTGTGGCCGGTTCCGGCGGCGTGGTGTGGTGTCCGCCGTGTCGGGCCGGGTGCCAGTTCGATGCTGCCGAAGGGCGCCATCGAGTACAGCATCGCGGGTCAGACGTATGACTCGTCCGAGGTGATCCACGTCAAGGGTCCTTGCGGGCCTGGCAGCCTGAGAGGCTTTGGCATCCTCGAAGCGCACTTTGCTGGTGCGATCGCGACGGCGCACGAGCAGCAGCGGTTCGTGCGGAACATGTCCCGGCCGGGTGTGCCACCGGGCTACATCCAGTCCAGCGACCCGGACGTGACCGAGGACGAACTGGACGACGCGCGGGCGAACTGGATGCGTCGCCGCGACGAGGGTGGTGTCGCCGCGCTGTCGGCGAACGCGAAGTTCGAGGCGATCGCCTGGAATCCCGATGACATGCAGCTGATCGAGGCCCGGCAGCTCAACCAGAACGAGATTGCGAACCTGCTGGGCCTGCCGGCCGGGTTCGTCAACTCGACCAACAGCGGCGGGACCTCGCTCACCTACGCCACGTTGGACATGGAGGCTCGCGCGCTGATCAAGCTCACGATGGGCGGGCACTTCGTGAACTGGGAGCAGACGTTGTCCCTGGTGTTCCCGCGCGGCACGCGGGTGCGGGCGAACCTGGACCAGTTCCTGCGCACCGACACCCAGTCGAGGTACAACGCCTACTTCTCCGGTATCTCCGCTGGCTGGTTGCGTCGGTCGGAGGTGCGTCGCCTGGAGAACCTGCCGCCGGTGGCCGGCATCGACGACGAGCCGCTGCCGGCCAAGGCGGAGAAGAACCTGATGTGGACCGACCCGAAGGCCGGTGAGGCGGTGCCGCCGCCGGGCGCACCGATCCAGGCCACGGCGCAGCGCGTCCCGGAACTGGATGGTGTGCGGGCGGCGTCCCGGCTGCCACTGTCGGAGAACGGCCGGCACCTGTGGAACTGGTTGACCTCCGCGCCGGGCATGGCTCACTACCTGACCGCCGAGCACCCGTGGATGACGCTGCGGGACTTCCTGCTCGAACACGGCGTCGCTGCCGACGAGGCAGACGGCGAGGCAACGAACATCATGTTGGCGACCGCGGCCGGGCGTGCCGCGTTCCAGGCGCATCACCAGGGAGCCGACCATGGCTGAGTTCGACCGCTCGGTGACCGCCGAGCTGTACATCCGGTCCGCTGCGCAGGGCGGTGACGGTCGGACGGTGCACGGCATCACGGTGCCGTTCGACACGCCGACGTTCATCGAGCCGGGGTTGACCGAGTCGTTCGACCGGGCGGCGTTCAACCACCAGATGGGCGCGATCCACCGGGTGCCGCTGTTCCACGGGCACAAGGTGCACGGCGGCAGGCACGTCGGGCATCTGACGATGGCACGGTCGGACCCGGCCGGCCTGTACGTGGAGGGCCGGGCCAGCCGGACACAGGCGGGTGACGAGTTCCTGGAGATGGTGAAGGACGGCAGCCTGCCGCACTTCTCGGTGGGGTTCCGGGTGAGCCCGTCCGGGTCGCTGATGCGCGGTGGGGTGACGCACCGGGTGCGGGCGGACCTGTCCGAGGTCGCCGGTGTCCCGGAGGGCGCCTACGGCGACCATGCGGCGATCGCGGGTGTGCGGGCGTTGACGACGGCGGCCAACGGTGTGGGTCTGGTCCAGCCGGGCGGCGTCGAGGATCCCGACCACGACGCCGACAACGACTCGGCGTTGATGGACCTGTTGGCCGACTGCACCCCGGAGGAGTGCGCGCGGCTGGCGCAGATGGCCGAGCAGATGGTTGCCGAGGGGAGCCACGTGGCATGAGCAGGTTCGACGAATTGACGGCGGAACTGGCCGCGAAGGGCGCCACCGACCCGGCTGGGTTGGCGCGGCACATCGGGATGCGCAAGTACGGCGCCGAGGGGTTCAAGGCGTTGCAGGCCGCCGGCCGGGCGCGTCGCCGGCATTCGACCGGTACCCGGTCGGTGTGTCCGTCCTGTGCGGCCCTGCGGGCGGCGGAGCCGACGCGTGCGGCGCGTGTGGCGGCGATGGTGGCGAATCTGCCGGTTCTGCCGTTGTCGTGAGCTACACTCGCGTCTGAACGGCCGACACCCCGGTTCGCGACGGCGACACCCCGGCTGCCAGTAGGGCAGGCGACACCCCGCCGGTATGGGCGCTCCGACACCCCGGTCAAGTGATCAGTCCACTTGACACCGGGAGAGTGTCGTGCCCAACCCATACTTGAGCCGGCTGCGTGAGCAGTACGAGTCCATCCGTTCCGCCGTCGAGGGTTTCCAGCAGCGCGCGGTCGACGAGAACCGCGACCTGACCGAGGACGAGCTGCGTGCCGTCACCGGGCAGACCGAGCAGGCCCGCAGCATCTACGCGCAGATCGAGGCGCTGACCGAGCAGGAGAAGCGCAACCAGGCGGTCGGCGAACTGGCCGCGAACCTGGAGAACGGCGCCGACGAGCAGGCCCGTGCCGCCGGCCGGACGACCGGCACCGCCTACACCCAGGCGAGGGACCCCGGTCATTACCGGTCGGTGAAGGACGGCGGCCGGTACTCGTTCTTCGGCGACATGTTCCGCGCCGGCAAGGACGGCGACGAGGCGGCCAAGCGGCGCCTGTCCGAGCACCAGCGCGCGGTGACGCAGTCCTCGGGCGGAACGGGCATCCTGCCGCCCAAGTGGCTGACCGACGAGTACCAGGCGATGGGCCGGCAGAACCGTGTCCTTGCCGACCTGGTGCGCCGGATTCCGCTGGGCGACGACCCGCGGCCGATCAACCTGCCCAAGCAGACCGCGCAGACCGACGCGAACCTGCTCTCGCAGTCCGCCGAGGGTGCGAACACCTCGGGTTGGGGCAACGACCGGTTCACCACGAACAAGGACACCCTGACGCCGACCACGTACGCGGCGTACCAGGACGTGTCCCGGCAGTTGCTCAACGGTTCGGACCCGGCCGTGGACGCGCTGATCATGGGTGACCTGCACGGCGCGTGGGACACGAAGATGGAGGCGCTGGTCGGCGCGGCCGTCGTGTCCGGTGGCACCACGGCGGCGACGTTCGCGACGCTGACGCTGTTCAAGGCCAACGCGGCGGGTATCGACGCGGTCGTGGACGCGCAGACCGCGGTCGCGGGTGACCTGCGCGGCCCGGCGGACATCGCGGCGATGTCGTACTTCTCCTTCGGTGCGTTCCGGAAGCTGAAGGACAGCAGCAACCGGCCGTTGATGCCGGTCAGCCGGTACAACCCGCAGAACGCCCGCGGGTCGCTGGGCAACGTCCTGGTCGGTGACATCGAGGGTGTCGACGCGTACGGCACCGTCGGCATCGTCCGGGCCACGAACACGGAGACCATCGCCGTGATGCGGTCGCAGGCGGTCCTGTTCGCCGAGTCCGACCTGCTCCAGTTCTCCTACGACCAGGTCGTGGGCCCGGCCGCGGTGCGGATGGGCATCTTCGGCTACGCCGGCGTGCTGGTCCGCAACCCGGTCAGCGTGCAGTTGGTCGTCATCACGGATGCGACGACGTGATGTGGGTTGAGCAGGCGAAGGTCCAGCACGGCGACGACGGCTCGCCGATGCTGGTCGCCAGCGGCCAGTTCCGTCAGCTCGACGCGGAGACGCACATCGCGTTGGCGCAGTGGGGTGCGGGTCGGTGGGGTTTCCAGTTCACCGACGGGCAGCGTGTGCTGGCCGACTACCCGACCGAGCAGGCCGCACGGACCGCGCTGCACGATGCGGTCGGCGTGGTCAGGTTCGACGTGCAGGGCGACGGGCCGGCACCGGCTGACAAGCCGGCCGCGACACGGAAGCGGGCCGGGTCGTCGTGAGCCGCACGTGGCCGCCGTCCGTCGCGGACGTGAAGACCGACGCGAACATCACCGTCGACACCGACGACGACCGGTTGTCGATGGTCCTGGACGCGGCGGTGGCCTACGTGCGGCGTGCCCGCCCGGCGCTGAACTACGACGCCGACCCGCTGTCGTGCTGGCCGGCACCCGACGACGACGTGTGGCTCGGGACGGTCCGCCTCGCGGGTCGGTGGCACAGCCGCCGTCGGGCAGCGGCCGGTTCGATCTTCATGGGTGACGGCGCGACGGACTCCGTGCCGTTCGTCGACCCGGACATCGAGCGGCTGTTGCGGATCGGCCGGTTCGCGAAGGCGGTGTTCGCGTGAGCATCGTGGACACCTCGAACGCGATCGCGGACGCGCTGCGCACGGTCGAGGGGTTGAGCGTCTACACCGAACTGGACGCCAACCCGAACCTACCAGCGGTGTTCGTGGGCCCACCGGAGCTGACGTGGACGGCCTACAACTCGGCTCGGGCGGATCAGCTCGTGTTCCGGTTGTACCTCGTGGTGGCCAGCAACGGTTACGCCGTCGCCGCCCTGGAACCGCTGCTGGACGCGATCTCCGACGCGTTGGCGTCGCAGACCGACTCCGCGCTGACGCAGGCCGTCCCATCGAACTGGCCGGCCGGCACCGCGAACCTCCCGGCCTACCTCCTGACCTTGGAAGCGGGGACCTGACATGACCGCACCGCAGCCGCACATCCGCCGGCTCAAGATCATCACGTTGACGTTGGACGCGACCGAGGTGTCCGGCCAGATCAACTCGTGGACCTTCGACCCGGGGTTCAAGCTGGGCGACCAGCTGTGGACGTTCGCCACGGCCGGCGAGGGCCACAACATGGCCTACGAGGAGACCGACCCGCAGGCCACGCTCGAACTGAAGTTCTACGACGACTGGCGCAACGGCGGGATCTCCGACTTCCTGTGGTCGACCGCGCCGAACACCGTCGTGGACTTCACGCTGGAACACCATCCCGACATCCCCGCCGAGCACGTCACGGTCTCCGGGTCGCTGATCGTGCTGCCGCACCAGATCGGCGGGGACGCACGGTCCAACGAGCAGGGCGACCAGACGTTCGGCGTGCTGGCCGGCTACACCTACACCCCGGCAGGTGGATGATGGCGCGCACGAGTGTGACGACCCAGCCGATCGTGTTCGCCGGCCTGGTCCCGTCGATGACGGCACCGGCGGGCACCGGTTCGACGAGCGGTGACATCGTCGACGTGGGCCGCAACATCCTGGTCGTGAAGAACGGTGACGTGTCGTCGATGACGGTCACGGTGGAGACACCGGAAACGGTGGACGGCCTGGACATCGCCGACCGCACGGTGACGGTCGCGGCCGGCGCGACCGCGTACATTCCGCTGACCTCAACGCACTACCGGCAGCCGGTGGGCAGCGCGGACGCCGGCCGCGCGTACGTCGACTACTCGTCGGTGACCTCGGTGACCCGGGCGGTGATGGGGCTGTGAGCGCTGTCGCGTTGCGGCTGGACGTGTGGCCCGACGGCGCGGAGAAGCCGACGGTGCTAGAGGTCAAACCGCGGGATGTCCTGGCGTGGGAGCGCAACAACCGGGGCCGTTCGGCGGTGCAGCTGGGCGACGAGGCGTGGAAGCTGGAGTACCTCTACGAGGTCGCATGGCAGGCGCTGGGCCAGCCGGGCGGCGACTTCGCGAAGTTCTGCGCGACAACGGATGTCACCTGGACCCAGGGCGCCAGCTCCGACCAGGAGGACGAGGCAGCGGACCCTACGAGCGTGGCAGCATCCACCGAGTCCTGATCGAACTGGCGTTGCAGACCGGTATCCCGGTCAGCGAGTGGCGCCGGGAGTATGAGGAGGACGAGAGGGTTGTTGCCACAGCGGTGAGTTTGGTACGGAAGCGGAAGTGACGACTGGCGCGGAGCCCGCCTGACGGCTCGGTCCACAGCGGATCGGGAGGAGGCGGGTTCCGTGGCGAAGTCGGGTTTGACGTTCAAGGTCAGCATCAAGGGGCTGCGGGAGACGCTGGCCGCGTTCCGGGAGCTGCCCAAGGAAGCCAACGCCGAGTTGCGGACCCGCACGCGGGAGCTGGCCGACAAGGTCGCCCAGTCAGCGGAGGCCGCGGGTATCCGGTCCGGGGCGCAAGCGGCGCTGGTGGCGCGTACGGTCAAGGCCCGCCGCGACCGGGTGCCCAGTGTCCAGGCCGGTGGCGGTGCGCGGCTCGGGCGCAACGGGTCGCCCGCGTACGCGTTGCTGTTCGGTTCCGAGTTCGGCATGAACGAGCACTCGGGCTGGTACGGCAAGCCGCGCTACGACGAGTCGACCGGGTTCCAGTACCACCCGCACACCGGGACCATCGGCCTGTGGTTCTTCCCCACGGTCGAGCGTGAGGCGCCGGCGATCGCGGACGCCTGGGACAAGGTCGCCGCGGACATCATCGCCAGGTTCGGTGCGTGATGGCCGGAACCCGCACGATCACGATCAAGTTCGACGGGACCGCCAAGGGCCTGATCACCGAGGCTGCCCTGGCGGGCAGGGCGATCGACGGCATCGGCAAGAACACGTCGGGCATGAAGAAGGCCGAAGCCGAGGCCGACGCGCTGAGCAAGAAGCTGAAGCAGACCGCCACCGACGCCAAGGAGTCCGGCAGCCTGGCGGGCGCTTCGTTGGCGCTGGGGTTGTCGGCGGCGGCTCCGCTGATCAGTTCGGCGTTGATCGGTGGTGTGTCGCTGGGGTTCGTCGGCGTCGCCGGCCTGGTGCAGAAGAACAACCAGCAGGTCAAGGACAGTTTCGGTGATCTGAAGTCCCAGGTCGTCGACGAGATGCAGGGCGCGTCCGACCAGGTCGTGCCGTACCTGGTGAAGGCCGGGCACTCGTTGCAGCAGGAGTTCGCGAACCTCGGCCCGCAGTTGCACGAGGCGTTCTCCTACGCCGGCCCGGACATCCAGATCCTGACCGATGGCGTGGACAACCTGGCCGACAACGCCATGCCCGGCCTGGTCACCACGATGCGCAACAGCAAGCCGATCGTGCAGGGTGTGTCCACCGTGCTCGGCGACTTGGGCACGACGGCGACGACCGTGCTGGACTCGGTGTCCAGCCACAGTCAGGAGTTCGGTACTGACCTCGCCGAGATCGGCGGCCTGATCAAGAACGTGGGCAGTATCACCGCTGGTGTGCTGCCTGGCCTGGCCAGCGGGTTCGGCACCACGGTGGGTACCGCGAACACGCTGCTGGGCGCGCTCAAGCCGATCGCCCCGGTCGTCGGCGACATCACCGGTGAAGTACTGCCCGCCGTCGGCGCGTTCAAGCTGTTCGGCCTGGCGACCGCGCCGCTGAACAACCTCGGCAGCAAGGTCGCCGGACTGGCTGGCCGGTGGGGTGACTTCACCGCGAAGCTGACGGGCAGCGAGGCGGCCGGTGTGAAGGTCACCAACACCGCGGCGAAACTGGGCGGCGCCGTCGGCAAGATCGGCGACGCGTTGCCGCTCACCGCCGCGGGATTGACCGCGCTCTCGGCGATCTCGGACAAGCTCCACGGCAACGCCGATCAACTGGCCAATAGTCTGCTCAACGACACCGGGCCGGCGTTGAACGCGACCAGCTTGCAGTTGGCCAAGAACAACGTCCAGGCGGACATCACCAACCACACCCTGGGCGTCACCAACAACATCCTCGGCAACCTGGTGCCGACCACGCAGGACGTGGAGTCCGGCCTCTCCGACGTGCAGAAAGCACAGGTCGACTACAACCAAGCGGTCTCCGATTTCGGGGAGAACTCGAAGCAGGCCACGGTCGCGCAGAAGAACCTGGCCGCTGCCAACGACAAGGACCAGGAAGCGCAGAAGCGGCTCAACCAGGCGCTGCTCAACACGAACGCGCAGCTCGTCCAGCAGGAGACCGACACCCTGAACCTGGTCAACGCGTCCCTCGGATTGCAGGGCGCGGCGCTCAACGTGCAGACCGCGCAGAAGTCCTATTCGGACGCAGTCAAGGCGTCCGGGAAGAACAGCACGGACGCCAAGCAGGCGTTCATTGCGTTGCAGCAAGCCCAGTCCGACGAGGCTACGGCCGCTGTCAACTCCGCTGCCGCCGCGCATTCGAACGCCAGCGCGAGTGACCTGGCCAAGTTCAAGAGCGACGCCTACACGGCCTCGGTGTTGGGCATGGCCGCGGCGTCGAAGGGCCACCTGACACCGGCGTTGCAGGAGATGGTCAACGGCCTGACACAGGCCCAGGTGTCCGCGTTCGAGGCGACCGGCAAGGTGAACGGCACGTCGCAGGCGATCGTCAAGGTCAACGGTAAGACCGTGAAGATCAACGTTGACGGCACCGGGCAGGCCGTGGCGAACGCGAAGGCGGTGCAGACCGCCATCGACAAGGTCCACGGCAAGAGCGTCTACCTGAACACGTACATCGACACGATCGTGAAGGGTCCTGGGGCTAGCGCTATCGGCAGTGCGCCCGGGCTGGCCGGGCTGCTCGGCCTGTCCGCACCGCATCGCGCGAAGGGCGGCCCGGTGCTTGCCGGCATGCCCTACGTGGTCGGTGACGGCGGTGGCCCGGAGATCTTCGTTCCACAGCAGACCGGGCACATCGTCGGCACCAAGGAATCCGCGGACATCCTCGGCGCCGGTGGTGACACGTTCGACCTGATCATCGCCGACCAGGTCATCGCGTCCATCGTGGACGGCCGACTGCGCGCGCACAACAGGACCCTGGTCAGCAGGGTCAAGGCCGGATCGGGGGTCCACTGATGCCCGTCACCGCGACCTACGACGACACGACCGCGAAGGTCACCGTGTCCGCGACCGGCGCGCCGGCCACCTCGTCCACGGCGCTGTTCGAGCGATCCACCGACCAGGTCACCTGGACGCAGGTCCGTGGCGGCCAGGCCGTGCCGGTGGCGTCCTCGACCGCGTCGATCATCGACTACGAGTACGCGGCCGGCGTGCCGAACTACTACCGGGTGACGTGGATGTCCACGACCCTGTCGGCGTGGGTGTCCACCGGCGACACCAGCGGGCAGACCGCGTCCAACGTGCCCTCGACGACGACGATCCCGGTCTCCGGTGCCACCGGCATCGGGGACCTGGTCGGCATCCTGGTCAGCCTGTCCGCCGCGCCGACCTCGGGCACGATCACGTGCACGACGCCCGGATGGACGATCTGCACCATCGGCACCCTCGGTGCGCTGCTGACCGCCTCGTACGTGCCCGGCCTGGCGAACCCGGTCGTCGGTGTCACCGTCGCCAGCACGACGAGCCTGTCGTGGTACCAGTTCCGCTACCGCAACAGCGTGCTGCTGTCCGCGGGCAGCCAGGTCAACGCGGCCGCGACGAGCATCGCCGTGCCGAATGTCATCGCGGGGTCCGGTGTGGAGCTGGTCCTGCTGGCCGCACGCGCCGCCTCGTTCACCGCGCCGGTCACGCCGACGATGGACTTCGCCGACGCGACCAAGGGCATCGTCGCCGACCACAACGCCGCGTTCTGGGGCGCGCCGTTCACCATCACGTTCGGCTCGGCCAGCTCGGCGGCGTCGTTCGAGATCCAGCTGTGGACCGGGCAGGCACCCTATCTGTTGCGGGAGACCACCAGCGTGACGCCCAACCAGACGGCCGCGTGGCTGAAGAACCCGCTGAGGCCGTTCCTCAACCGGGTCGTGCAGGTCGTCGGTTTCGACGACATCACCCGGCAGTCCCGGAGCGGCGTGTTCGACGTGATCGGCAGGACGCTGCCGGTCGCGGTCACCGACCTGATGTCCGGGCGGTCGACGACGATCACGATCCGCACCACCACGGCGGAGGAGGCCGATGACCTCGACGGCCTGATCGCCGTCGGTGAGGTGCTGCTGCTGCACCCGGTCGGTGGGTCCGCGCTGCCGACCATGTACGCCGTGCCGGGCAACACGGCGCGGTCACGGGTCGCGCAGACCTCGGCGGTGCGCCGGTTCTCGCTGCCACTGGCCGAGGTCGCCGTGCCCGACCTGACGCTCGCCGCGGTGCAGTCGACCTGGCAGACCGTCGTCAACACCTACGCCACGTGGGCGGATCTCGTCGCGGCGAAGGCGACGTGGAACGACGTGTTGCAGATCGTCGGCTCGGCCTCGGATGTGATCACCTCATGAGGCCGGTCACCGCTCGGTTCCTCGCCGCCGTGGCCAACGGTGGCAGCTACCGCGCGGACACTCGCGTCCGTGTCGTCCCGGCCGGGCAGAACGGCGTCAACCCCGGTTCGGTGTTGGCCACCCTGGACAACGTCGGCGGTACGGTGACGCTGGACTCGACGGCCGACGTGCGCGGCACGGTCGATCTGACCACGTCGGCATCGTTCTGGCCGGCCTCGGCGAGCGACCCGTTGACCCCGTACGGCCACGAGTTGTTCGTCGAACGCGGCGTTGTCTACGGCGACGGCTCCCGCGAGTGGGTCAGCCAGGGCTACTACCGCATCGAGTCGGTCGACCAACGCACCGCCCCGACCGGCACGGTCGACGTGGCCGGGTCGGACCGGATGGCCGGCATCAAGGACGCCCGCATCCCCTCACCGGTCACGTTCGCCGCCGGCACCGCCGTGACCACGGTCATCGAATCCCTGGTGTCCGACGTGTACCCGTGGGCCGTGTTCGACCTGGACGACGGTCTCACCGGTGTCCCCCTCGACGCCGCGCAGACCACCACCGACGACCGGCACGGGTTCCTGCACGACCTGGCCACCAGCTACGGCATGGTCGCGTACTGGGACTACCGGGGCGTGTTCGTCGTGGCCCCACCACCGGACATCACCGTGCCGGTCGTGACCATCAAGAGCGGCGCCGGGGGCGTGCTGACCAGCCTGTCGCGGACCCTGTCCCGGGATGGCGTGTACAACGCGTGCGTCGCCTCGGGGGAACAGCTGTCCGACTCCATCCCGCCGGTGTCGGCGACCGTGGTCGACGACGATCCCGCCTCGCCGACCTACTGGGACGGCGAGTTCGGCCACGTGCCGCAGTTCTACAGCTCGTCCTTCCTGACGACCGGGTTGCAGTGCTACACGGCCGCGCAGTCGATCCTGGCCCAGAGCACGGGGCTGCCCTACAGCGTCGACTTTGGACAGGTCCCCAACCCGGCCCTGGAGCCGCTGGACCCGATCCAGCTCAACTACCCGGGCCGCCGCGAGCAGCATGTCATCAGCCAACTGGTGATCCCGCTGGACGCGGCCACCGCGCAGACCGCGCAGACCCGACAGCTGGTGAGCGGTGAGTTCAATGCGATCTGACGATCTGTCGAGCTTGTTCACGCCGAACCCGATCGGCCCGGCGTTGCCGGCCGCTTTCCGACAGGCGCAGCTTCTCGCGTTCGACGCTGACGACGGGTCGAACACCGTCCAAATCGGAACCTCGACGATCGACGATCTACCACTGTTGGTGACAGGCGCGGAGATCGGCCTGTCGGCGGGTGACACCGTGGTCGTGATGTACCTCGGCAACACACCCATGATCGTCGGGAAGATCGCATCGGTCGGCGGCCCGAACTACGGTGCCAGCAGCACCGGGCATGCCCGGTTCCTGGACAACCTCAATGGGTTCGGGATTTCGAGTTCCGGGTCCATCTTGATCACGGACAGCACGGTGACCGTTCCGTCATGGGCTCACAGTGCCCAACTGGTGGCTTTCGGCTCGGCGTACATCTTCAACGGGGCTGGCGTCGATTGCGATTTCTACGTTCAATTCCTGTGGTCGGATTCGGCTGGGAACTCCGGTCACTCCGCGACCATTCAAGGCCCTTCTGTGGCTGGCAAACGCAATCCGGCGTACGCGCAGTACGCTGAGCTTATCCCCGTGGGCCCGGGGGCGACGCTGACGTTTCAGCTGAAGGCGTTGACCTCGGTCACGCAACCGAACGATGTGAACGCATTCGCCGGCATGACCGGGTACCTGGAATTTTATCGCGAGTCGGTTCCCAGCTAGGAGGCATTGATGACTGCGCACACCGCGAACTACTCGTTCCCGTACCCGGAGCTGACCGACACGCCCGACGGTGCAACGGAAACGCAGAACCTGGCCGTCGCGGTCGACGCCGCCCTGGCGACGGAAGCCTCGACCCGCACGACCGCGACCGGCCGTGCCGCGCTGCTGGCGACGCTGATGGGCAGCGCGGTCATGCGGTACACGACCCTGTCGGGCACGATCAACAGCTTGTCGTCGTCCAGCTATGGCGCATTGTTGGACAGCAGCTCCAACAGCTGCGGACACTCGTTCGTCGCGCCACCGTCCGGAATAGTGGTGATCAAATGGGGTCTCAACGTCTCGTCCGGGACGACCAGCTCCACCGTGTTCGTCGGCACCGCGGTGAAGACGGGCGGCACGGTCGGTGCCGGCACGCTGGTATCCGATGTCACCGACGACGAGGCGTTCACCTGCGCCGACACACAGCGCTACCCCGGGCAACGGGAACGGCCGGTGACCGGCCTGACGCCGGGATCGACGTACAACGTCCGCATCTCCTGGCGTAACTCCGGTGTCACCACGTCCACGGCCAACAAGCCGTGGATCATCACCGAACCGAAGCTGGCATGACGGGAGCCGACGTGACCGACACGGACCGGATCGACGAGCTGATCCGCACCACGGCCCGCATCGAGGCCAAGGTGGACACCCTGGACGCCAAGCTGGACGGCCACGCCGAGAAGCTGGCCGGCCACGAAGTGCGCATCGCGATGCTCGAACGGACCGGGCAACGCCAGTGGGAGCGGTTCGCGCTGTGGGTGACTGTGCTGGTCGCGCTGCTGGCCGCGGTCCTGCCGCAGCTGATGGGCCACTGACGGGAGCCACGATGACACGCCGGATGTACGACAGCACGACCGCCGGGGACATCCCGACGACGGCGCAGATGGTCGCCGGGTACCTGCCGCCGTCGCCGTACGCGTGGTCGGCGGCGGACTGGGCTCGGTTCCCGCACGCCGTGAAGGTGCGCATCGCGGTGCGGGCGTACACCGACGACGGCCACGTCCTGGACGTGGAGTCCGGCGACGCGACTCCGGCGCAAGCACCCGGCTGGGTGCAGATGCGGCGGGCGGCCGGTGCCGACCCCACGGTGTACTGCTCCGCGTCGGCGTGGCCCACCGTCAAGGCAGCGTTCGCCGCGGCGCACGTCGCCGAGCCGCACTGGTGGATCGCCGCTTACCCCGGTGGTGGACCAGTGATCCCGGCCGGCGCGGTCGCCCACCAGTACGCCGACCCGCTCACCTCGGGCGGGCACTACGACATCTCAGCCGTGGCCGATCACTGGCCCGGCGTGGACGAAGGAGGA